TGAAGCGCTATCCAAAAATCAAAGAGACGTGGTTTGACCGGTTGGGTGTGGATATTGACATAAGCGCTTACTATACAGACAGTTAAATTAAGTTAACCCCGGATTTTCCATTGCTTTTATTACGATATTTACCTGGTAATCAAAACATTAAAAAATATGTCAAACAAAGAGAAATACCAATTTATCACCAAGAAAGGTTACGACTTTTTTGAGGTCAGCAGTGCATTGCAGAAGGCCATCCGCCGGTGTTTGGAGGAGGAGGCTTGGAACTCGGACTACCAGGATTATGTATGGCGGCGGCTGGCCATTGTGGTGAGCGAAGACATTGGCTTTGCTGAGCCGATGGGTGCGATGCTGTTTGCGGCACTCAGGCAAAACTACCTGTTGGCCACCAAAGGCGGCAAGCTGAAGGACAACGGCATCCAGATTTACTATCATGCGGTGCTGTTTTGTGTCAGGGCCAAAAAGTCACGGCTGGTGGATTGGGTCAAGAATGTCCAGCTCTCGCTACACAACTCACGGTTGTATGAGATACCTGACTATGCGTTGGACATCCACACCAAGCGTGGCAAAAAGCGTGGCGCTACCATAGAGGATTTCTTCACCGAGGGCAGCAAGCTGGGCAACCATGTACCACAAGAGGGCGAAGAGGAGGCCATGCGGTTGAACTACAACTTTGCCACTTTGCCAAAGGTGTCGCAGGAGGCTATCAATGACAAGAAGTACATCCCGGGGTATGACGGCAGGTACGACAAGGACAAAAAGAGCGTCAAGCCAAAGCAGCCGGACAATGATCTGTTTAGCCAGTAGCCACTGACTGTGGATGAGGCCGGAGGGTAAAGATGCTTTCCGGTTTTTTTTGACTTGAAGCATTGGGTATTACATTAAACTATTTAAACTATGCCAGACAATAAAAAGGGCGGCAGGGGTGTGCAGCAGGGTGCTGTTCGTGGTTCTTATCCGAGGGTAGCCAGGCGCAACAGCCGCAAGAAGAAGGTCTTTCTGGAGGCGCTGGAACTAACGGCTGGCAATATCAGTGCGGCCTGTCGCAAGGCAGAAGTGTCGCGGTTCACCTATTACAGCTGGCTTGACCATGACGAGGCCTTTGCACGTGCTGTCCATGAGATTGAAGAGGCCGAGATAGACTTCACCGAGACGGCCTTGAAACAGCAGATACGTGAGGGTAACATCACGGCCATCATCTTTTACCTCAAGACCAGGGGCAAGGAGCGTGGCTATGTAGAGCGAACGGAGATCAATGACATTTCAGGTGAGGTAGATGTACAGATTGGTGACTGATGAAGCGCCCTTTGAAGCTCAAAATACCCAGAGAGGTTTTCAACGAGGTTTACCTGCCTGTCAGGGAACGCAGGGAGCGTTATATCCACCTTTGGGGAGGGGCAGGATCAGGCAAGTCGGTCTTTGCAGCCCAGAACGAGATACTCAAATCCTTTGAGCCGGGGCAGCGTACGCTGGTGATCCGCAAGGTGAACCGAACGCTGAAAAACTCCGTGATGTCGCTGTTCAAGGACATCATGTACGACTGGAAGCTGGTACCGCGTATTGACATGGGCAGGGAGGTCAGGATGGGCAACCTGTTTCGCTTTTACACCAATGAGATCGTCAACCTAAAGACCGGCAGCCGCATCATCCTTACCGGTTTGGATGATCCCGAAAAGATCAAGAGTATTGCCGGCATCAGGCGGGTATGGATTGAGGAGGCGACAGAGCTCTCCAAAGAGGATTATCAGCAGCTTGACCTCAGGCTGCGTGGCGCAGATAACCTCCAGATGACCTTCACATACAACCCCATAGACCGTGACCACTGGCTCAATGAGGTGTTTCACCTCAGAAGCGACCCCGACGTGTTCACACTCAAGACGACCTATCGCGACAACAAGTTCATTGACGCCAAATACACCGATGTCCTTGAACGGCTCAAGACCACGGACGAGAATTACTACAGGATTTACGCCTTGGGTGAGTGGGGCGGTTTGATCAAGGGGTTGGTCTATCCCGATGTGCGGATGGTGGAGGCGTTTCCGGAGGACTGCAAATGGGTCACCTAAGGTTTGGACTTTGGCTTTACCAACCATTTCACAGCGCTGGTCAAGGTGGGGTACAAAGAGGGTGAGCTGTTCTTTCAGGAGATGATCTATGAGCTGGGGATGACCAATCTGGATATTGCCAACCGGCTCAGGTTTTTGGGCTTCACCCCTGAGGATGTGATCTGGGCCGATAGTGCAGAGCCCAAGTCTATCACCGAGCTGCAGCACTATGGCTTCAATGTGCGGTCAACGCAGAAGGGAGAGATACGCTACGGCATTGACCTGGTCAGGCAGTATGTGCTCAACGTCTGCAAAGACTCTCCCAACCTGCACAAGGAGTTCGGGCGCTACAAGTGGCTGGAAGATGCCAATGGGAGGACGCTGAACAAGCCCGTTGACCTCTACAACCACCTGATGGACGCACTTCGCTATGCGGTGATCATGAAGATGGGAAGGCGTAAGCTGGTTGTCGGATAGCTCAAAAAGCTGGACTGTGTATAAGTATTTTTACACCCAGGCGATTACTGATTTAAATTTGTGCCCTATGATTTTCGAGAAGCAGATCACCAGGCTATTGACCAAAGCCATTAGGAGGATGGAGTTACCAGTTCCTATTGTGCTCACGGGCTATGGAGATGATCTGCCGGTATTGGTGGAGGAGGATTTGACGCAGTATATCACCGGCATCTTCGAGGTGGTGCCCGACCTATACGCCATCATTGACTACATCACTGATTTGGCTAAGGTTGTTCCGGTGGAGATTGTCAAGTGGAAGCGCGGTGAGGAGGTTGCGGTGCTGGACGACCATGACTTCTGGAATGTGATAGAGCAGCCCAACCCGATGATGAGCTTTCATGATCTGGTAAAGACGTTTTTGACTTACTATCTTACCATCGGCAATGCCTATCTGGTAGGGTTACAGCCGGTCGGTTTCAAACATGACTGGGGTCAGTTGTGGGTTGCCCCGGCTGACTACATGCGGGTGATCCCCAACAAGGAGGGGCGTGGCAGCTTTATGGAGCAGCCGGTTAAAAAGTACCGCCTGGAGTTTGACCATTGTTATGATTATGATCCGGAAGTGGTGTTTCACATGAAGAACATCAACCTGAACTACAATGTGGGGCGCATGTTCTATGGCATGTCGCCTTTGCTGCCTGCTCAGCGCATCACCCGCTCATTGATGGCAGGTGTTGAGGCCAAAGCCGGTCAGCTTGCCAACCGCGGCGCTCTGGGCATGATCACACCAACGGAACCCAACGCCTTTATAGACCCACAGCAGGATATCAAGACGCTCAAACGGCGCTACTATCAGATACAGGGGGTGACCGACGGCAAGGACAACATGCTGTTTTCGAGCATCCCGCTCAACTATAATTCGATCTCTTTGCCTTTGAAGGAGTTACAGATCATTGAAAATTTGAAGTACGACCTGCAGTCGCTCTGCCGGGTTTACCGCTTCCCATCGGCGCTGCTCAACGATGAAGAGGGAACCACATACAACAACATTGTGGAGAAGCGCAAGCAGGCCTACACCGCTTCGGTGAAGCCGTTGCTGGACACTTTCTATGCGCAGCTCAGCATGTTCATCTTTGGCAGCACCGACATAAAGGTCAGGGCCCGGTGGACGGATGTGCCGGAGATGCAGCCCGATCAGGATGTGCTCTCCAGGCGGCTGACCACTGAGTTTGACCGCGGGATATGGACACCCAACGAGCCAACGAGCTGCGGGCAGCCTTGGGAGGCAGCAGCAGCACATGGACTGTCATTTTATACACAGCAATTACGTGCGGCTGGAGCAGCTCAGCACGGGTGCCAGGCAGGAGCTGATGGAGCAGCTCGGCAGCACAGGAGCAAACATTGACAATAACAACTAATTTATTGGTTATGAAAAGGTTATTTAAAAAGGTTGAACGTAAGGTAGAGGACGTGGATGACAAGAAGGGCGTTGTGGCCATTGTGATCAATGCTTTTGGGAAGGTAGATGCCGATGGTGACATCTCCGCGCCGCGGTCTTTCAACAAGACGGTGAAAGAGAACATCCATCGCATCAAACACTTTCTCAACCACGACAGCTGGCTGCTGCTGGGCTTGCCCAAGGAGTTCAAGATAGACCAGGAAAAGATCGTGGCGATCTCGCAGCTGAACATGAGCAAGCAGCTCACCAGGGATGTGTTTGAGGATTACAAGTTCTTTGCCGAGAACAACAGGACGCTGGAGCATTCCATCGGCTTTGAGGTGATCAAGCGTGACAAAGAAGATCGCCGGGTAATCCTGGAATACCGGCTGTGGGAATACTCCACACTGTATTCATGGGGCGCCAACGAGCACACCCCGATGGTATATTTGAAAGAATCAGGAAATTTAGCACAACGCATAGATACATTGGAAAGGATGCTGAAGATGAACTATTCGCCCGACCGTATGCGAAAGATTGAAAAAGCTATTGAGTCACTCACCGACGGTGCCGTGAGTTTCGGTGCACCCACTGTCACAGAGCCGGCCAAAGCTTTTGCAAAGATTGCTCAGGCATTGGATTCACTCTCAGGCGATACGCCGTCCCAGGTTGGACGCTAAAAGCCAGGGAGCCGGATCGGTATTCCTTTTTTTTGGGCAGGAAGTCCAATGAGATAGTACAAAAGGGATAGATGTACAGCCGTTGTGTAATTCATTTATTTTATTAATCTTAATTTATTTACCAAGATGGACGAATTGAAAATTGTTTTGGAGAAGATCCAGGGGATCAAGGAGAAGGTAGATGAAGCGGGGAAGAAGTCTGTCAGCAAGGAGGAGTTTGAGGCCAGGGTATCCAAATATGCCGATGACTTGACGGAGTTGAAGGAGTTGTTGGGCGAGAAGGATGCGGCATATAAGAAGTTGGAGGAGGCGATGCAGGAGCAGGGTCTGGAGCTCACACGGCTGAAGGCCATCAATCAGAAGAAGTCCGACAAGACGGTGGATCAGCAGCTGCGTGACATTTTCTCCGGCAACAAGGAGTTTGAGCGTATCCTGAAGGATGCTGCCGACATGAACACCGGTACGATCACAGATGCCGGTGGTGGTTCAGACCCTGTTTCGATGCTTACGCTGGAGCCGGGACGCAAGGGTGCGCCCAAGCGCAATCCGTTTGTGCTTGAGCTGATCCAGACCGGCACCACCGGCAAGTCGAAGATCACCTGGGTAGAGCGTCAGCCTGCCGAGGGTGGTCCCAAGATGACGCCGGAGTATGACCCGGAAGAGGCCGAAGGAGCAGGCAGGTACGGACAGACGTCATGGAAGTGGGTCGAGAAAGACACCACCGTCAAGAAGGTCACCGTCTATACCAAGGTCACCAATGAGATGCTCGAAGATGTGGATGCCCTGATCTC